TGAAGCAATTCCAGTTGCTAATAAATCTGATGTAAATGTACTTGATGAGTAGGGAGTAACCCATGTAGTATCATAATCATTATTTGAAGACTTAGTTGCTACTTGTCCCGTAGTTCCACCTGCCGCTACACCTGGTCCTACTGGACCAACTGGACCAAACGAAATTTCTACCCAGTACGTTCCATCATAGGTATAAAAATGTGGATCTACGTTGTTATACCACAAGTCACCTTGTGCTGCAGTTGCGGGTGCAGATGTGCCAATTGATACAGCGGAACCTGCTGATCCTGCTCCTACTTCAATCCATCCAGTATTTGTATATACTCTTACTTTATTAGTGACACTATTTAAATAGAGATCACCTATTCGTGGATTAGATGGGTCAGTGTCTAAACTAACCGTGTTTAAGGAGACTAATCTTTTTAAAGACATTTAGTCCTCCTTATCCAGTGATTACGACTCTGTATGCTCCAGCTGTTGGTGCGGTTGCGAAAGTTAATGTTACTGCATTTGTTGAAGTGTGATCAATATCAACTTCTACTTCTGAGTATGGCGAAGATGTTGCATATACCCGAACAACTACATCTCGTGTTCCAAGATTGTGTGTAGCTGTAAATGTATATGGGCTAACAACGGTTGTTGTTATATCTGAAGACCACTTACGTGCAATTGAGTGGTAGTTTGTACCATCATTTGTAAGTCCCCATGTTGTTGCAGATTGGCTTGAGCCAGCTGCTTCTCTCCATAGGATTTCTACGTCTGTAGATGTGCCACGCTCTACTCTTACTCCAGCATCTGTTGTTGGAGTTCCTGTAAAGTCAGTATTAAGATTAATCTTATTATCAACAATGTTTACTTGAGTTGTATTTACAGAATTAACTGTTCCTGTTACATTGAGGTTTCCGCCAACAAGCAAGTTACCAACAACTTCTACGTTAGTTGGTAAACCAACTGTAATTGCTGCTGTTTCTCCACCTGATCCAGTTACTGTAATTTGATTTGCTGTTCCAGCAACTGTGGCAATATATGCTCCAGTTGTGTCATCTCCCAAAGCAACTGAGTTTGGCTGAACTGTTGTACTAATTGTTACATTACCAAGGTTGGTCATTGTTGCAGAACCAACTACATCTCCAGAAAGGGTAATTACTGGGTCATTGACATCAAAATTAAGTTTTCCTGTTGGATCATCATATGTTACAGAAATTCCATTTTCAGTATTACCTGATACCATTGCTCCAACAACATCTTCAACGGCTTCCTGGAAGTCATTTACTTGTGTTGATGGGATTGAAATGTCTTGATGTGCTGCAGAAGTTAATTGTCCTTGTGCATTTACTGCTACTGTTGTGGTTTTTGTTGCAGAACCATATGTTCCAGCTGTTACACCAGTATTTGTAATATTAATTGTTTCTGTATTTCCAGCATCGTTATATGTTGCTGTAATTCCAGTTCCACTTTGTACCAAAGCACCAACAATATCTTGTACACGCTCAGCATTTAGTGTTACTGCTGCTGATGTTACTGTAAAATCTGTTGAATCAAATGAAGCAACACCCTTTTGAGATGCTGTAGCATTTTTTGCAGTAATTGTAATTGTGTTATCTGTTACTGCTGTATCAATTGCGCTATCACCAGTTACTGTTAATGTATCTGTTAATAGGTTTACTGTATCTGTTCCAGTTTCTCCAGCAATTGCAAGTGCTGTTGCTACTGTTACTGTTCCTGCCGCAGTCAATCGACCTTGGGCATCTACTGTAAATGTAGGAATTGCGGTTTGTGAACCGTATGAACCAGCAGTTACTGCTGTATCATTTAATTTTAATGTTGTTGTTCCTGCGGCATCATTATAAGTTGATGTTAACGCTGTGCCTGCAAGTACGGATGCGCCAATAACATCTTGGATAACTTCCGTTGATCCTGACATTGGCATCCATGGGCCATCTGGTGAAGATAGTCCATTGTAGTAGTACATCTTATAATCAGATGTGTCGTAATAAATCTGTCCAGTTACTGGGCTAGATGGTGCAGCGCCTAAGTTCTGGATTCTAGCATTAAGAAGCTCATTCTTGTTGAGATCAACGCTAACTAAAAATTTTCTTGCCATTTGCTAACTCCCTTAAGACAGGTACGCTGTCCCTGAGAATGGTTGAGCCATTGTCAGTGTAATTGTGTTATTACTATTATAATCTATTCCTGTTTCTAAAACATCTCCTGCGCTTGATTTAATCGTAACATTTGGCTTCATGCCTAGATTATGATTAATTGCGACAGAATATACTCCATTTACTGGGCCTGTTACTTGTGTAAGCTCCCATGTGTATTCTAGGGTCATGTTTAGAAGGTAGCTTGTAGCTCCCGCCCAAGTCAGGTCTGTTGGTTTTGGACCATAGAATCTTGTTGTATTTTTGTCATAGTAAAAATCTCCCTCAATTCCAAAGTTTTCTGATGGGGCTCCTGATCCATTAAGAATACTTTTTCCTCTTGGTCCTTGTGGGCCAGGGGTTGATATTACTACTTCATTATTTGGAACTGTTACAATAATTGTTTCTACCATTAGATTGTCACCGATCTGCTAAGGGTAATAAATCCCTCTAGCAATTTAATTTTGTTTGCGTTTGAATCTGTCACCATAATGTCATATGATGATTTTGGATAGAATAACTTATTTGTTTGTGTAGGGGTCATCTTGATAGTTAGCTTACCAAGTAGCGGGGTTATTGTAATTCCACCTGCTGGAGATGTTAGACTAAATGCTAATTTGCTGCCGCCTTTTGTATCACGGACTTGCATCTTTGCTGTTGAGCCTGTTAAGTCAATAGGTAATCCATTATTGTCTTTATATTCAACAATAAATGAGAAAGTGGCATTTTGATCCACTTCGAAATTCTTTTGTCCTGCCATTTGCTAGTACTCCTAAATAGGAAAACTCCTATGCTTATTTTAGCATAGGAGCCGTCCTAATCGATATTAAATTATTTGTTACTTTTTAGCCTTGAAACCAAATTCTTGGTTGCTTGGGCTTAGAGCCTTTAGGATAACTGGAGCAACGGCTGCGATACCGCCCATTAGTAAATCCTTTGGATTTGTATTTCCAGTCATGTATAGAGCAATAGCTGCTGAAAGAAATGCACGAGCATATGTTCCAAGCGCTGCTAAAATTTCCTCTGTCATTGTAACCTTTCCATCCTTGTTAAGATCTTTTGATGCCATCTTAATCTCCTTCTTGGGCGGACGCCCTAGAATTTTCGGTTTTACCCGAATACTATAATTCTACCACTAAGCAGAAATATCCACAAGCTCACAATTTCCATCTGAGCTGCAAGCAAGCGTAGCATTTGTAGAAGTTCCATCTTCTGTCTCATAAAAAGATAAATCTTCCCATCTAATATCTTTTGGCATTTTTTCAACAAGGGCATCGTATTCTGCCTTATCTACTTCCTGGTAAGGAGCTTGCTTATACGAATGATCTGAATGCGGCAGGAATGAAATTCCAGATACCTCATCAAAATGCTTATACACCCAAGCACCTACTTCCATCCATTCATCTTCTTTTACAGAAACTGTAATAGATGGTTTATGTTCACACCATGCACGTTGGTAAACTAACCAAATATTTAGATGTTCAATAGCAGTTAAATCATTTCTAACAATTGCACCCTCTGGTGCTTTAATTGGAAATGAAAATACGTATGTATCGTTTGGCTTCATAACATCATCTTCTACTGGAATTCCAACTTCCTTCAAAAATGTAGAGATAGGATCTCCCTTTGCTCCACGAACTGTACGAATATAATATGGAGAATGCCAAGCATGCATTCCTGAAGATACCCCGACCAATTGAGATACTGTTCCTGATGGCTTCACGCATGTAATAGCGGCAGACTCAGGAATCCCAATTTTCCCAGCCTCATCTTTATTCTTTGCTCTTGCTGATTCTCTAAGAGTCATCAAGAAAGCTTCTAGTGAAACAAGGTCTTCTTTACCTGACATAAACTTGTGTCCGAATTGTCCAGTTAGAGAAACACCTAATAAGCGCTCTTCTTCTGTATTGTCTTTCCAGATCTTGCGAAGATATTTAAAGTCTGTAAGCGTTGACTGCCACGTTCCAAGGATAGTTGCAAGTTCAACTTTGCGTTCAATTTCTTTCTTTGTATCATTCTCACGTAGTACGACATCTGAAAGGTTACAAAACTGATAAGGACGTAGGATAATCTCTGAGCACGGGTTAGTTCCATAGTGTATATCTGGATCTCTTCTTCCATACTTGGCTGCTTGGGCTTGAGCTGCGGCCACATTGTATATACCTCGTTCTCCTGACTTTGAATCATATAAAGATTTCCATTCTGCAATAAATTGCTCCATATCTGGTTTGCGTGAGTACGCAACAGAGTTATTAGACAAAGCACGTTGTGTATTGGCTTCCCACCAGTTACCTGACTTAGCTTGTGCCATCTCAATATCGTTAATATTAGAAAGGGAAATCATTGCTGAACGGCGAACTCCGCCTACAACAACTACTTCACCAATCTTGCACATAATATCGTGGCATTCAATTGGCTTAAGGTTTCTTCCTGTAGCGCTCTTAAACTTTGCAATTGTAAAATCAAATAAATTAATAAGTGGTTGTGGTCCAGACGATCTTCCACCCATTGTCTTAAGTCTTGCACCTGCTGGTCTTACCTTAGAAACATCAATTGCTGGAATCTGTCCTGACCAAAGCAGTGCAAGCAACTCACGGTATGCTTTAGCCCAACCTTGCTTAGAATCTTCTACTGTAATTACTGTAGTTGACTTTTCCAATGACTCTGGAACGGCAGGAAGTTTATTAATATACTTATACTCAACAGAGAATCCTACACCTGTACCGCACATAAGAATATACATTGTTTCATCAAATGAACGTGGGGAATCAACTGGAAGAAAAGCACAGTTATATCCTGCAACATTATCTCTTTCTAGCGCTAATCCTGAAGTCATAACAGAACGCATAGACGGCATTACATTTCGTTCAAATACACCATTTTTTAATTCCGCAACAAGCTTTTCATCTGGAATATAATTATAATTTTCTTTTAGATGTTTTAGCATAAAGCTAAAGTATCTATCTACTGTCTCACCCCAAGTCTCACGGCGATTATCTTCTGATATCCATCTTGCATATCGGGATAACGCAATAAAATTTTCGTATGGGTTTGCAATAGTCTTAGACATTTTATAATACCTGTTTCTCCGCCTAGCGGTTAATTTAAATTTAGTGTGAAGATCCTATTCTACCAAAGAATAGTTTAAAGGGGAAGAGCTAAGAAAACTTTTTTACTAAATGTTCAAATGCTTTCTTGGTCAACTGATCCCAATTATAATCTTCATGTATTTTAGTTGACTGAGCAAAATAGTAACCAGAGTAAGCATTATAATCAATAGTTACTTCACGCATTAATTCTTCTAAATGTTTTGCATCTGGTTTAAACATTTTTCCAATGTGTTCATCACCAATAGATTTAGGTAAAGTCTCATCTGTAAGTTTAGATTTTAATTTAAGTGGTCCCATGTAGTCCACATAGTGAGACCAATTATATGTTGATATAACTGGCATACCTGTTGCTAAACCTTGAAGCGGTATAAACCCAAAACCTTCTCCCCATGTAGGATATAACAAAACATGATGACTATGATATAAAGAAACAAGATCTGCTTCTTCTAATTCATCTGTGATTAAGGTTATATTAGTATATGCCGACTCTGGACTCATGAATTGATTATATTTATCATATACTCTAGTAGTATTAAACTTATGAGCTTTAATTGTTAGGTGATAATTTGGATTCCCGCCATACAATTTAATAAAAGTATCTACTGCTAACTGTCCGTCTTTTCTTGGAGATGGCTCTCCAATATGCAAAAACTTAAGAGGCTGTCCTTCTCTAAGAACTCTACGCTTTGGTTTCCAGATTTCTTCTATGCCATGTGGATAAACATATATTGGTTTTGTAATTCCATTATCTTTAAATACTTGTGCACACCAATCAGATGTTGCCCATACTTCATCACATGCATTAAATCTTTCAATCCAGTCTGGTCTCATTGAAGTAGATTCCCACGGAGTGTATCCAATTTGATATTGATTTCTATGTAACTTGTAATGATGTGGTTGTGTAAAGTTTAATTGAATAGTAGATTTAGGATTAGCAAAAGATACAGCATGTCCTAGATTATTTAATGATTTTACAATATTTTTCCCCGCATAGCCAAAGCCAACTGCAGGATTTAGTCCTGCTTGAATCGTATAATAAGATATATTCAAGTTTACCCTCTGTTAACTTTCTAGTTGACTAGCTTGACACCTACTGTCAAGTAATGTTATGATTGTATTTCGTTATCTCTAGAGGAGGAAATGCCAATGGAGAAAATAAAACAACAGGCAAGCGATTTGGCTCACAATGTGGTTACAATAGTAATGATAACATTATTTATGTTTCCTGTACAGCCAGCAAATGCCTTAACAGTACAACCTTTAGTGAAAACTGAAGCCCAACTAAAGCAAGAAGTCTTAGATAGTTTTAGTAAAGAAATTTACAAGCCATCCGAGATGCTTACAGATCAAGAGCTAGTTCTACTACTCAAGACTGTAGGATTCGAAGGAGCAGGCCTTAAGAAAGCTTGGTCCATAGCAAAGCGTGAATCTAATGGAAGACCGCTTGCATATAACGGGGATAAGAAAACTGGAGATAGTTCCTATGGAATATTCCAGATAAACATGATCGGAGATCTCGGTTCAAAAAGACTAGAGAAATTCGACCTAAAGAGTAACAAAGAGTTATTCGACCCAGTAACTAACGCAGAGATAACGTACTACATGACTGATGGCGGCTCAGATTGGTCAAGCTGGAAGGGTATGACCCCAAAGGCTAAGGAATGGCTTTTGCAATTCCCAACTGATGCAAAGAAGTAGGAAGTAATGCAGATACAATACGTATCTAAGTACATAGCCTTATCAGAAGAGGGCCTTGTTCCAAGACTTAATTGTCCCATGGATCAAGGTCCTCTTTTACCTAACCAAGACGGGGAAGACAGGGTATTTATTTACTGCCTATCTTGCCAATATAAAAAAGTCCTTGGATTAAAAGACTATGAAGATATAGTGAAAGCGGTGAACAATGTTGGATAAATGTAAAAACGGGCAATGCACCTGCGAGCAAGAAGATAACTTCTTTCATGTTAAAGTGATTCCGCAAAATAGTGCAAATTTTAGTGCGACGGAAGAAGAAGCATTTTCCTCATATGAGTTTCAATCAAATGCTATTATAGATAAAGATGCTATGGGGCGTGAAATATTTTGGGAAGATATGGGGAGGCCATAATGGAAGAGAAAGAATCTCAATCAATAGAAGATAACCTACCTATGGTGAACTATATAATGCTTCACCGTATTTATGATATGCTGACAATTATGGCAAATAATGTAGATGCTGAGAAAACAGCTAAAATGATTGAATATCATGAACAAGGATTTCTTCTTGGACCTGCTCCTTCATTTACCCCATCTGAAGATCCTGTCAACTAGGATGCTTGACATATAAAATATTCCATATTACAATTAACATGTGTAGGTGATGGCAGCAATGTCTCCCTATATAATGTGTAGCAATACACTAGAAAAGCCCAATCGGATCCGCCTCTGATTGGGATTTTTTCTTTTTTGGGCGTATAATTATTTTTTAGGTGTATAATTAGATATAGATTTATATCTTCCAGGAGGACTAATGATTCGCACCAGAAACGTTACATTAAGTGGAACTGCACAGATAGTTACCATTGATGACGATATCGATACAGCAAATACTTTTCAAATTCAAAATACCCACGCTTCCGCATTTGCTTATGTAGGAAACGAAAACGTTACGACATCCAATTATGGAGTAAAAATAGGCCCAGGACAAAGCTTCTCGCTAGAACTACAAGCAAATGATCAATTATATGCAGTAAGTGATAACGCAGCAACAGTTGCAATTATAATTTTAGATAGGTCGTAAAATGTATTTAACACCATTACAATTAGAGGCTGTTAAAAAAGGTATTTTAGCAGCAAGACCATCTACAGAAGCTGCTGGTCAATTATATTACACAACTGATACTCAAGAATTATATCTTTATACAAATCAAGGATGGATTCTTCCAGCGGTACCACCTGCAATTCCTACAAACGTGGTGGCAACCAATCTTGGAACTGGACGGGCTTTTAATAATGGTAAAACATCAGTAGCTTTTACTCAGCCAACAACAGCAGGAGTAGCAACATCTTACTTAATTACAGCAGTACCAGTTGGCGGTGGAACTACAGTTACAGCAACTGGATCTGCATCTCCAATTGAAATAACTGGGCTTTTATCAAATACTTCTTATACTTATACTGTTACAGCAAACAACTCCTACGGACAAATGGTTAGCTCTACTACCTCAAGCATACTATCTACAACTATTCCACAACCTCCTACAATTACCTCTATTGATGTAATGACTGGGTCTTTGCAAATAAATGCAACAGTTGGTGGAACTGGTGGAGCGGCAACAACGTATAGCATTGTTTCGAATCCAGCCACAACAACAAAGACTACAAGCACCTTTCCTTATGTATTTACAGGATTAACAAATGGTACTTCTTATACTTTTACAATAACAGCAACAAATAGCAATGGGTCGGCGGCTGCCGTAACCAGCTCATCTGCAAGTCCAGTGCTTGCTTATGCAATAGGTTCAACTGGACCTGGCGGAGGAATAGTATTTTATGATGCTGGTTCTTATCTTTCTTGGGGAAGATTTTTAGAAGCAGCACCTGCTGATACTACTGTAGATAGATTATTTCCATACCCATATACTCAATTATCAGGAACTAGTTTGAGCGGAACTCTTGGTTCTGGTTATAATAACACAGTTACTTTGGCAAATGCAGGTTCAGGACCAGCAAATGCATGTAGAAATCTTACTACTGGAGGATTTACAGATTGGTTTATGCCAGATCAAGCTATGATGAATACTATGTATAGTCTAAGAACAACTATTGGCGGATTTCTTTTAAATGGAAGCGGTTCTTCAGGTGGCGGCGGTGGGTGGTATTTATCATCTACTTACGGCGGCGGAGACAGACAAACTTGCCAATATTATGGAAATGGATATAATAATAGCTTGTTTATAAGTGATTTTACTTGTAGAGTAAGAGCAGTAAGAGCTTTTTAACTAAGGAGAAAAAATGTCAACAGGATTTTATAAAGAAGAAAACGGCACATTAATTTGGTCAGCCGATAAGGTTGTTAATGAAGATTATCAACTATGGTCAGACATTAAAGACTCCTATGAGTATCCCGTAGAAGGATGGTACTGGTTCAATAGCGAACTAGATGCTCGTCAGGTACTTAAATGTATTGGCTCACAACCGTTCCCTTCATGGGTAACAAATGAGCATACTGGAAGATGGGAAGCCCCAAATACAGAAGGCATAGTCATACCAGTTACAAAAGATTATATTTGGGATGAAGATTTGCTTAAATGGATAGAAATCCCCAACTAACTTTTATATAGATAATATATAAACAATTCAGACATATAGTGCAATTAGTGCAAAAAAAGTGCTGCGGCGATAGAAGAGCCATATTGTAGATACATGATCATTTTTAGAATATGCCTTATACGCCCTCTACGGGGTCTTTAAGCCCTTGAAGGGCCATAATTGGTATCTCCGATACAAGAGGCCTTTAAAAGGGCGGGAGAATTAAGATATGAGAATTCCTACTCGGATTTGAAGCTTTTAATATATAGACTAATAGAAGATAATATAACCAGAGAAATCACTGGAGCAAATAGATAATATACGCCAAGATAAACTATATCTAGTATAGACCCAAGAAGAGAGTTAGAACTGTTCATTGTCTATATCTTCTGTAAGGTCAAAATCAAAGAAGTCTTCTTGTTTCCCCGCCCAATTTAAAAATTTAGACAAAGCTACACCTGATAAGATTGCTGTCGCAATTATCGTTAACAAAGCATAGATTTTTTTCATGCGTTTTCTTTATTTCTCATAATCATTGCGTATTCCATGCCATGTGCCATACAGTAACCAATAGATGGATCATCTTTTCTGGTTGCCATTACTGGCAATTTGCATGTTGGCGTGTTACATTTCATATCTTTTAAATTATTCATATTAATATTATACCATAATCCTAGTCAACTACAATATTCAATGCATGATCTAAACAGTAATATATCATCTTACCATCTAGCGTTAGCTTGGATGTATATGATAGCTTCTCACAATATGTACAAAATTTCATGCTGTCTTCTTTCCGTTTTTTCTCATATGAGTTCTTGCTCTATGACAATTTGAACAAACTATCTCACACTTGGCTATTTCTTCATCCAGGCGTTTCTTAGATAACGTATTGATTAGTTCCGCCACATTTGCCTGCTTAGTTCCTCTAACATGATCAAAGTCCATCATATAATACGGATATGATACTTTGCAATCCATGCAAGGGTTCTTTTCTTTAATGTCTTTTAAATAACGTGCCAGATAATCTTTTTGTTTCTTAACCGATATCTTCTCTGGAGACATAGCTTAATTATATAACACACTAATTATCAGTCAACTAGGATTTAAGATTTAACATAATGTTAATAAAATATTTTTTACCAAAGCTTGCATTCTTTTTCTAAATGCATTACGGTTTTAGTATTTACATTCCATTTCATCATCTGTCCTTTATGGATCCTTCTTTGACATGCTTCACAGGTAGTATCTCTTAATGACTTTAATTCACGCCAGTCATATGAATTATCAAATGGATTCCCCGCCACTTTATCTCTTATATTTGCATATTCCCAATTTATTCTTTTAGCCATTTTTCTTTTCCTTAATCCTTAGTGGTTTGCTATAGAAACCCTATGGGCATGCATATAGAAATTATATACATATCCCCGAAATCCTACGACTTTTGGTGCGGATTCATCGGTTGAACCTTTTACGGCCAGCTACCTTAGTATGGTTGCTACACAAGTTTAAACCCTTGATGCGATCTCCGAAAACTGTTGTGCTAGAGAATTATATCATTCTGGATTTTCGAAAGTCAATAGATCAAAGTCACTTTTGAGAAAATGTTAATATATTTTTAATTTGTATGATACACACATTTAAATATGTCCGTTTTGCCCGATACTGCGCCCATTACCCTATCCCCGTGAGCGTAGATGTGGTGTAACTCACAAAAATAGTTTGCAGATACTAGCGAGTAACCCCCCTAAATGTCAGTCCCCCCTGCTAGGATTATAGTATAAAGAAAGTAAGAAACTCTTACTAAAGAAAGGAGTCAGATAATGACTCAACTAACAGAAACTCTGTATAGCACAATCGTGCACGAATTCCACAATGGTGGAGTAAAGTCCTCGTATGGACTAAATGCCTATACACGCAAGGCTCTATTGCGTGACCTACTCTCTAGCAAGGCTTGCTATTGCATAGAGTGCGTGTGTGAGGTAACTCACACCGCATAGGCTACACGCTACGGCGTGTCGTCTTGATAATGTCAGCCCTATCGGCTACAATTCCACTATAACAACTAAATAAGAATTAGAGCGTGAGCCTAGCAAATAATCCGAAAGGTGAGCCTAGCAAATAACCGCTCAATAACCAACTAACAACTAACGAAAAGGATAGAAAATAAAATGACAATAACATACTCACTATGGGACGGCGCTCAACTACTAGGCGTTGATTTCAAGGCTACTAGCGCCGATGAAATGAATAAGACAGTAACCGAATTACAAAAGGTTTCTAAAAATGTAGTAGCACACCTACGAAAGGTTGAAATGTAATGATGACTAAATGGGATACTATTCAGGCAGATGTAGCAGACGCTTATGTCTATCTAGATGAAGAAGAAATGTATAACAAGGCACTAGCAGAAGGCGCAATAGACCTTGATGCTAATGACTTTGATGAAGATGAATTGCACAAGGCACTCACACTAGATTGGAATGACTAATGACTTTAGAACTAAACGGATACGGATTAGAACTAGACACTAACTGGTGCTATGTAGCACTATCTTGGCAGATACTAATTATAGGCTGGTCTATTGCGTTAGGTGTTATTATCTATAAGAGAAAGAAGCGTAAGTAAATGGATACAATGAATAAGTGGGAGCCTTCCCTAACTAAAGAAGAATGTAATAATAAAGAATTGGGAAAGTGTTATTGTGGGGAGTGTAACTAATGACTACTAATCGCCTACTAACTACCGCCGTCCAATTAGTAATGCTTAGCGTTACTATCCCGCTACTAATCGCTGTAATAAAAGACATAAAGGAGAATGGTCTATGAAATCACAATTAGAAAAAGATTTAGAAATAAAAGAAAGCTTTATAGATTTACT